ACCACTTAGTTTGGAGGATGTAGTCAAAACTATTCCTAAATCACAACGTCCTAGTCAAACTTTTCTTAAAGATATACCTACATTAGGTGTAACTGGGGGCAATTTTATTAAACCTAAAATTCAGAATGGATCAGCAACTGATCTCTTTCAAAATCCAGTTGCAGCTTCATCTTCCTCCTCATTAATTCTGCATTCTAATTTTAATTCAGATAATGATTATCGAGATTTTAATGCATCAGAACTTGGTATAACTTTTTAATTAATAATTATGTTAAATTCTCCATTAAAAACAGTTGTAGATAAAATTAAACCCGTAAAAAGTAAATCTACGGTTAGTTCTCTAAGATTTGAGAGATCCTCTGACTTTAAAAAATTTATTAGATTTATTAAGGATGAAACAGAAGAACTTGAAAAAATTAAACTACCAACTAAATCAGATGTAGAACCAAAATCTAAAACTCCTGTGCTTGGTCTGTTTGGGATTGCAGCGTTTGCTGGATTACTGGCACTTTTTGGTGGTGATAAAAATAAAAAAACAAAAGAACCTTTTGTATCATTTGAAGGTGGGTCAAAACTCGCTGTGCAATCTTCAGTCATGGGCACTAAAATTAGAAAACCAATAGAAAAGTTTAGAACCGATCCTAAAACTAAAAAACAATTTAAAAAAGAAAAAGGACAAATTATATTTAATAGTAAAAAGAGACTTAAAAAAATATTTAATAAAATAGTTAACAGAGTTGTAGATCCAAGGACAGGAGAAAGATTGTCGTTAAAAAAATTTTTAAAATCCAATAAACTTTCACTAAAAACTCTTTTTGGAGAGAGAAGACAATTAAGAAAAAATATGGATAGATTATCTATGGAGAGAGTGTCTATGGCAGATGCAGAATATTTTAGGTCTATAGTTAAATTACAGAATATTGAAGTAAGAATTAGGGAATTATTAACAGAGAGAAAAATTTTAGGGAGGAAAATAAAATTTAATAATCTTACTGTAAGTGCAATAAGAGAGATGATGGATGACTCAAAACTTCCTGGAGACGTTGGTAGCAAGGCATTAAATGAATTAGAACTACTTAGAGAAGCAGATCCAAGATTTAAAACAGTTATTGAAAAGGAAATTGGAAAAATAGATCCACTTGCATTCAATCCAAAAAAAATACCAACATTTAAAATACCATTTTTTAAAGATAAAAGAGGTGCTAATTTTACATTCACTCCTAGAGATTTTTTATCTAAACAATTTAAAACAATTGGTAAGAAAACAAAAGGATTTAGAGTAGGAGTATCTTCTATAGCAAAAAAAACTCCTCTCTTAGGATCTAGTATTCGTTTTTTAAGAAGTCCCATAGTACAAGGTGGACTAAGCAAACTTAATTTTGCTCTTCTTGCTGGAGGATTTGTGTATGATATCGGTGATCAGTTGATTGCAGGTGACACAATCTTTCATGAATTTTATAATTCGTTTGTCCGATTTAACAATGAGTCTGGTGCAGGATCAAAAGATCCATCTAAGTTACGTTTGTTTAGGGGAAAATTAAGTGGAACTAAAGCAGGCCCGTTTCTTCCACAATCAAGAATAGATGCAATAAATGCAACAAGAGATAGGAAGAATCAGGAGATATTAAAAAGAAGAAACGCAGCCATCGAAGCAAACAAAAACTCTAATAACTCTGATATTATTCCGTTCTCAACAGGAGGGAATGATCAAGATCTTAGTGGTATTATAATTTCACCATCAAATACAACTTCTAAATTTACTGCTTCAAAATTAAATAAACAATAATGGCACTCGCAATCTCCGCACTTAAATATAATTATGTTTCAATTCAGAATCCTAATTCTGGAAAACCTGCAATTGATCTAACAAGACATATTATTCATACAGAATACTTTGAGGATTTATTAAGTCCAATTATCACAATGAGAATGAAAATTAGATGTGAATTTAATTTAATTGAAGATGTTCCAATTCGTGGCGGTGAAATGATTGCTTTTAGTGCAGATGTAGGAGGAACTGAAATTAAATTCGGTGATATATCTGATGGTAATATAATTGCAGACTCTGGTGAATTGTATGTTTTTAAATTATCAGATTTAAATGCCCCAACAACATCACAAGATTTTATATTGAATATTGCTTCTTTAGAGTTTATTAAAAATGAAACATCAAGATGTCAATTTAAATTTAAGTCACAAACAATTGATAAACATGTAAGACAAATACTTGGGCCTCACGTGATGAATGTAAATCCAGATAAAATACTGGATAAAAATATAGAGGAGACTGAAAATAGTTATTCTTTTATTGGAAATAATCGTAAACCTTTCTATACAATTGAGTGGTTATGTTCGAAAGCAATAACAAATTCAGTTCAAGGTGTGTCTGGTGAAGGTGATCAGGCACAAGGAAAAGGAACCGCAGGATTTTTATTTTATGAAAATAGAGAAGGGTTCAATTTTAAAAGCGTTGAATCGCTAGTTCGTTCAACAACATTGAAAAGTAATAAGAAAAAAGCAGTTTTTAATTATGTTTATAGAGGAAAGGGTGCAGTAGGAAATGCTTATGATTTGAATGAAAATACAGTTATAAATTTCTTCTATTACAATAAATCAGTCGATGTAAAAAAGGCATTATCAGCTGGGCAGTATGGAAGTTTAACTATATTTTATAATTCTTTAACTCAAAAATTTTCTCAAATTGAATATAGATTAGAAAAAGAAATAAAAGATAGTAAATTAGGATCTGAGAAAGATTTGTCAACTCCGAAAGGATTAGATCAATATAATAGTAGATTATATTCTCGAATATCAGATCATGGGGTGATGGCAGTGGGTGAAAATGGACTTGAATCCTCTGGAAGAGATCCAGTCGATCAGGCAAAGGCAATCTCAAGATATAATGCATTATTTTCACAATCCTTAAACATTCAAGTCCCATGTAATACAAATCTCAAAGTAGGTGATATAATAAACTTAACCTTCCCTGAGTTAAAAGGGGGTAAATCTAAAGATGCAGATGAAAACCTGAGTGGAAATTATTTAATTTCAAGATTAAATCACCATATGCAACCAAATGCTTCTTTTACTTCTTTAAATTTGATTCGTGATTCTTATGGTAATTCAACTGCATATCCAGTTGATACCCTACAATCTGGAGGTGATCAGGAAGATGATAAGAGTAGTTCAAATAATAATGCTGCAATACCTAATCTTCCATATTTAAAATAGCAACATAAATAATAACGTACATACTGTACACGGAGGCAAAACTATGAAAACCATAGAAGACCATATTCAACACGACAAGGAACTTCTTGCCGACCCAAATACATCTGAACCAATGAAAAGGCATACGATGGAGGAATTACATGAACTTGAAGTTTATGCCGATCATCATCACGATGAAATTGAAGCAGGCGATCATCATGATCCAAATGCACTAGAATTATTCTGTGAAATGCATCCTGACGAACCAGAGTGCCTAGTATATGACGACTAATGATTGATCAGTTATCAACTCTTGGTAAAGTAAATTCTATTGGAAGAGATGGATTCTTGTGGTGGATTGGACAAGTTGCTCCACCACAATCTTGGAGAAATGTCAATGCGGCTATTCGAGAGGATGGATCTAAAGCAACAAGAGTTAAAGTTAGAATTGTAGGATATCATCCATTTGATCCAGAGGGAACTATACTTCCTGATGAAGATTTGCCTTGGGCAGATGTTTTACCAAATCCTTTTTCTGGAAGTGGTCAGGGTGGATTGTCAGAAAATTTAACTTTAGTTGGTGGTGAAAGAGTTCTCGGTTTCTTTTTAGATGGAGAAGATGCACAGGAACCAGTGGTAATTTCACTGTTTCCCAAATATAACGAAGCAGAAGATACATATGATGAAAAACAAATTCTCAACAGAAAAAGTAGTGGGTTT